TTGAGTACCAAAACATGGTGCTTGATGGTGAAACAGAAAAAGCTGTTGCGCTCCGCAGAGAGATTAGAAAAGCAGAGCGAGCCCAGCTTGAGTTCGAAATGCGACAAGAAATGAACCAGACGGTAAGCCAAGACCGGCAGATGACGGCCTTGCAGAACGCAGCGGCGGCAATGGAAGAAGCATACCCTGTGTTTGACAGCAACTCAGACGTTTTCGACCAAGAAATTACTAACGAAGTCATAGATTTACGGGATGCATTCATTTTGAAGGGTTACGACGCTGTAGATGCCCTATCGAAAGCTGTGAAATACGTCGTCAAAGACCACGACCTCGACCAAGCGCAAGAAAGTGTGCCAAGTCTAGCTGGTAAAGCGCAGAAAACTGATGAACTTGCTAGAAAACGCGCCCAGGTTAGCAAAAAACTTCGCGCAGCAGAGGCTCAACCGCCAGAACTTCCTGGTGAAAGCTCCTCTAACCTCGGCGAAAAGGGGCTCGACTTGTCATCTATGACTGAAAAAGAGTTCGCTGCCCTCCCTGAAGCAACTTTAAAACGCCTAAGAGGTGATATTCTTTAATGAGGTGACAAATGCCAGTTAAAAAAGACCCACGATTAGCCCGAGCAGGAGTCTCGGGCTTTAACAAGCCAAAGCGGACTCCTTCCCACCCAAAAAAGTCGCACATTGTGGTGGCTAAAGAGGGAGATAAGATCAAAACCATCCGTTTCGGTGAGCAAGGTGCGTCGACCGCGGGCAAACCCAAGGCGGGTGAGTCTGAAAGGATGAAGGCCAAACGCGCGAGCTTCAAAGCACGGCACGCGAAGAACATCTCGAAAGGCAAAATGTCAGCTGCTTATTGGGCTGACAAGGCTAAGTGGTGAAACAACTAGTCTTTGCGTTAATAATTGTAGTGAACGGTGAAATACAGCAGAACGCAAAGAGCTACTGGCAAGGGCTATCGCGGTGCAGATGGTATGCAGAGGAGCTAACAGTTCAGGGGACACTCAGAAAATACGAGACTCCCGTGCACGCTTACTGCGTTCCTGAATTTGTAGACCCACAAAAAGTAACAATATACGAATAGCGGTTGCTTTGTTATATTAGCTGTACTAATATGCTAATACGTCCATCCCTGCGATATGGGGTCGGCCCGTAGCCGTAAAAAACGTAACCCCCCCGCCTACAAAGGCGTAAAACCTGTCGAGGTCGCACCTCGCTAATCAGCGCTAGTTCGTTGTCCCACGATACGGGAATACGGATTAGCCGCTCCTTTAAGTCGGCTGATAAGGCGGCATGTGCCGCATAAAATTATTCTGTCAATTTATTAGGAGGCCATCATGGCTTTAACAAATTTCGGCACCTTGACTGGTGACCAACTCCAAGCTTGGAGCCGCGACTTCTGGAAAGTAGCTCGCAATCAATCTTTCATCAACCAGTTCGCTGGCGCGGGTTCAAACGCTATGGTTCAGCGCGTAACTGAACTTACTAAGAACCAAAAAGGCACCAAAGCAAACATCACTTTGCTTGCTGACATGACCGGCGACGGTATCACTGGTGACAACACGCTGGAAGGAAACGAAGAAGCCCTCCGCGCGTTCGACATCAGCATTGGTCTAGACCAGCTACGTTTTGCTAACCGCATCGCTGGCCGTATGGCTGACCAGAAGACTGTAGTTAACTTCCGTGAGCAGTCTCGCGACGCACTTGCTTATGCAATGGCTGACCGCTGCGACCAGTTGGCTTTCTTGACTTTGTCAGGTGTTGCCTACACTCAGAAAAACAACGGCGGCCTCCGCGCTACTTCAGCTTCTGCTGGACACGAGCTGGTTGACCTTGAGTTTGCTTCTGATGTGTCAGCTCCAACTAGCGACCGTCACCGTCGTTGGGACGCTACTAGCGGCCTAGTCGCTGGCGACACTACTGCTGTTGCAGGCGCTGACAAGATTGGCTACCGCACTATCGTAGAGTTGAAGGCTTATGCTAAAGACAACTACATTCGTGGTATTCGTGGTGCTGGTAACCAAGAGACTTTCCACATGTTCGTTACTCCTCAGCAGATGGCAGCCCTGAAGTTAGATTCTGACTTCCTGGCTAACGTCCGCAACGCTGGCGTTCGTGGAACTTCTAACAGCTTGTTCTCTGGCTCTGCGTCGTTGATGGTTGACGGTGTCATGATCCATGAGTTCCGCCACGTGTTTAACACTTCCGGTGCTACTACTGGTACTTCTGCTAACGCTGGCGCAGCTGGCTACAAGTGGGGTGCTGACGCTGACGTAGTTGGCGGACGTGCTCTGTTCTGTGGTGCTCAGGCCCTGGCCCTGGCTGACATTGGCTTGCCTGAAATGGTTGAAGATACTTTCGACTACGGCAACCAGTCTGGTATCTCAGTAGGCAAGATCTTCGGTCTCCGTAAGCCTAAGTATAACAGCGACATCAGTGGCTCTATACAGGACTTCGGTGTTATCGCCCTAGATACTGCACAGTAAGACAATCGCCCCCTCTTCGGAGGGGGCTTTTTACTTTAGAGGAACTAATCATGAAGATTGTAAGCAAAGAGTCGCTACGAGTAACGACACTAGGCGGGACAGCTGTTCTATTTGAAGCAGGCGTACCCAGAGAGATCTCCGCCGAGATTGGCCTTATTGCCATCCAGATGGGCGCGAAAGAGTACAACGAAAAATACGTCGAAGAACGCGATGCTGAAATCGCTGTTTTCGAAGAAATTGAAGAAACTATAGCCACACAAAATTCATCAGTGTCTGTCGATGATGAACTAGTCACCTGTCTTGAAAAGATGATGGACGAAGGTGACCCAAGGAATTTTAAAGCCGATGGTTACCCTAAAGCGGCTGCTGTAAACAAAGCCCTTGGGAGAACGGTCGACGCAGATGCTCGAGAAGTTGCTTGGGAATCAATCCTCAACTCATAGGTAAAAAACGATGGCAGTCACAGTACAGAGCGTAATTGACAGAGCACAGACAGTGCTGCAAGACACAACCGGAGTTCGATGGCCTGTTGTCGCAGAACTTGTCTTATGGGTGAACGACGCACAGCGAGAAATCGCCCTTTTAAAACCCGATGCCGCAGCAGTTAACGATACGATTACTCTTATCGCTGGCACTAAGCAGTCGATCCCTACTGGTGGCAACCGCCTGTTGAAGGTCGTCAGAAACATGTCTTCCGCGAGCAACGGTACGGGCAAGCGCGCTGTACGTTTAGTGGACAGAGAAGTTCTCGACGCACAAACGCCAGACTGGCATGACCCCACAGTAGCTGGCGATGCGGCGCACACCGCTGTCGTAAAGCACTATATCTATGACGAGAGCAACCCACGTAATTTTTACGTATACCCCGGCGTAAATGGGGCGGCTTATTTAGAGATCATCTACTCCTCTAACCCTGCGGCTGTTGCTCAGGTAGATAATTTGTCTATCCCTGACATTTTCGCGAACGCGGTGCTGAACTACGTTTTGTACATGGCCTACATGAAAGATGCCGAATACGCTGGCAATCAGCAGCGCGCGTCTAGCCACTTCCAGTTGTTTACAGCATCTATTACGGGCAAGGGACAGATCGACGCGATCACAAACCCAAATATGGAACGTAGGGCCCCCCAGCAACTAGCGATGGCGTAAATTATGGCGATTTCGTACGAAGCGCTACTGCCCGATATCCTACCGATGGTTCCAGGGTGCCCTGACTCGTTGATTAAAAACAACATCAGGTCTGCCGTCATTGAGCTCTGTGAGCGCGCGAGCGTGTATCAAGCTGAACTAGACCCCCTGACAACCGTTGGCAATATCTACGAGTATGACCTAGAAGCCCCGTCAGGCACGGCGGTGCAAAAGATCCTATGGATTACTCATGAAGGCAAAGACCTCGAACCCCTAACCTCTACCCTTTTAGAGCAAAGAATTCCTAAATGGCGTGAAGGAAACGGCGTACCTGAATACTACGTACAGCAGGGGTCAGCATTGGTTTGGTTAGCCCCGATTCCAACAGCAACGGGCGTATCAAGCACCATCGTCAGGGCCGTACTCAAGCCAACGCACACAAGCTCTGCGTGTGATGACGGGGTCATGAACGACTATAGAGACACCATTATCAATGGTGCCCTATTCCGACTTCTAAGAATCCCAAACAAAGAATGGACAGACCTTCAAGGCGCTAGTGTGTATGGGTCTTTATTTAACGAAGGCACCATGATAGCGGAGCGTAAAGCGCGTGGCGCAGATACCGGAGTAGCTAGGAGAGTTCGATATGGTGGAACGACAGGTGCATGGCGCACAAGACGTAGACACTATGGCCGCGGCGGCTAACCCGGCGCGAGCGAATATCCGGGAAGAATGGGCGTGGGTAAAACAGGGTATTGAAGAAATATTAGCCGAGCAGCCTCAGCTAACTTTCATACCAGAAGACGTGTACGCAGCCTGTTTGAACCAAGAGGCCCACCTCTGGGTTGCCCCAGAAGGTTTTGTGATAACGACGGGAGAGCGGGACGAGTTTACGGGTGCCAGGACATTCTTAGTCTGGTTAGCGTGGGCCAAGGTCCGCGGACAAAACTGCGTAATTCAGTACTACGATTTTTTCGCCGCAGTCGCAAAAGAAAACGGCTTTAGCAATATAGAAGTACGAACACCAATTACTGCGATTGAGCCATACCTCATATCGCAAGGTTGGAAGAAAGACACAGTAGTCTACACGAGAGAACTCTAATGGGTAGCAAACCTAAGTCACAGGACTATCAACCATCAGCAGCTGAGAAAGCGTCGGCGGCTGTAGCTATGGCCGAAAACAAATACTTCAAAGCGAAGTACGACCCGTTGCTCCAGAAGATGCGCGATGCATCGAAAACTGATGATTCAGCGGATGTTCTGCGTGGTCGTGCCAATGCCGACACGATGCAGACGTTGGCAGGTAAAGCAAGTTATGACCGCGCTGCTAGCGGTGCAAGTGGTGGGGCGGAAGCGCAAGCTTATCAAGCTCAGCTTGCGGCAGCTGATAAAACGGGCTTGGGTATCAAGAACAACATGCAGTTAGGTGTATTAGGCACTTCTCGCGGGCAAGCTGCTGATGCACAAACTGGTATGGGTGCAGCGGCCGACATGGGCGCATCGAGAGTATTGACTCAGGCCAATGCGAAACAGACAGAACGCGCAGCGAAGATGGGGGCCCTCGGACAGGTAGCTACTTCTCTGGTATTGCAGGGCGGTAAGAATATGCAGTCCGAAGGTCAGCGTCAAAAAGTTGGTAAAGACGGAAAGGGAATGACGAAATTGGGGCAGGACGGCGTAAGCCAAGTACCAGATATGGAAACGGTAAGAGGCAGCTTTTTTTCACCCGTGAATGAGCAGGGGCAAAAAGTACAAGGCTTCGGTAATCGTCTTGGCTACTCAGACTTCATGAACATTAGTCCATTCTAAGGAGTTAGCAAGAATGTATTCAGGTATTGGGAACATTGGGAACTTCAACTATCAAGGCGGTGATTACGTAAATCAACTGCCAAGCGTAAGTGACCCAGACAAAGCATACGCAGAAATCACTCGGAACGACTATATCGACTACGTTAAAAACTATCGTCAGTTTGAAGAAGATCTACTAGACCGAGCACAAAACGATACATCGCTAATTGATGACGCACGAACTAATGCCGCGGAGGCGCAAGGGTTGAAGGCGGGTGTTGCTGACCGTAACGCAGCACGTTACGGAGTGAACTTGACCCCCGCACAGCGTCAGCAACAAGAGCGAGGTTTGGCGCGCGCTAATAACTTGGGGCTTGCACAGTCTGTAAACGACGCGCGCATTGCCCAGAAAGAAGCTAACCAAGCAGCGATCGGTGATCTGATTAATATCGGTCAGGGCGTTAACCGTTCTTCATTGAGCCAG